GTTTCAGTCTTTGCTTTAATTCTCGCAAGTTCGTCTAATTCTCCTATTCCATAGTTTGTAATAGCATTGCCGGCTGTCACCAATCCATCCCCACCGCCGTCGAATGCGCCTAATGGGACATTAGGTGGCCCACCTCCAGCACCGGGGTCGCTGGCAGGGCTAACTCTTGTCACATCACCCCTAGTAGGGGCTTTTGCTATGTTTTTTCCTAACGCTTGTTGTCGTCTACGAGGTAGTACTATTGTCATGTTTTCATTCCCCAAATTTTATTTCAATTTTAGCTTTTTGGCGTTCTATTATTTACCATAACCTCCGGCTTTTGCTTTGCCCCATATACTAGATCCAGATGAGAACAAATTTCCTCCAGCTTTCATGTAAGAATTCTTAACCGCATTTCTTCCTTGAGAAGCGTATAATCCTGCTTGGGATCGCTGGTTCATTACTTCTTGTTCTAGTCTATTTGCGTTGACTTCCCCTTGGTTCCGTATTCTAAGTGTATTTAAAACTGATTCTCCGGCGAAATCAGAAGATACGGCAAGAGCGGAACCTGCTCCGGCTTCTCCGCCGGTTGTTCCAAGGAGCGCCCGTCTGGATGCCAGCAGGTCACTTTGGTTTCTTGAATAATCTTGTGAATCAATCCTAGCTTGCTGTCTCGCTCTTGTAGCTTGTTGTTGAGCTATTGTAGCGTTATTCTGGGCGACCTGCGATTGAAATGCAGCCTGTGAAGCTGCTTGTTTTCCTTGTTGGATCATACCTACTGTAGAAATAGCAGTCCCGACCAAGGCTACATTAGCCGCAACGGCAGCACTGGCGGACAAACCAGCAACCCCAGTTAATCCAGCCCCAAAACAGTCACATTTTTTCTCAAATAATTCGTCTACATCAAACTTGTCTAACAGCATGAGTTTTATTACCTTCGTGTGAATATAAAATAGTGTTATCGGAAACGGTGATTTCCTGTTCCAGACAACGCCGTTTAATATGTTCGATCCATTTAGGATTATGCGGGCGTTTGTATCCCCACGTTTCTGGGGCAACCCCTACTATATCTATACCCGTAAAATCTATGCCACTATCAAACGGCCCAAGGATAGGGACGATTGATACTGCCTTCTTTTTCGCCGGTATCCCCTTCAAGATATCTATTCTCCAATCGTATTCCCCAGATTCGACACCTACTGTCAATTGAATATTGTCTGTCCATTCAAAATTAAAATGTAACATAGCGGTTCTGGCAATTCTCTTTGTTCCTACAGAAAAATAATGCCAATGTGCTTTATTCATTATCTCAAAAACTTTTCGTTGAAAATCTAATGTTACATCATTATGGAAAAGATCAGAGCCAAACGCAACTTCATAAGTAGAAGGCTGTGGGTTCATTAAAGGGTCTTGTAAAATATCTTCGTGAACAACAGGTTTATAGTCCTTGCCTTCTTCAAAGTATTCCCAATAAGACGGGCAACTATTGCATCCAGCAGAAATTCTAAAACACCCTGTAACAACAGGCCAATTTAAAACACTTTTAGGAGACATCATATTGCCCATGCCCTTTCTATATCGGGGTTATCTACATATACTAAACCATCTTTACCTTGTGCGATAGCTACTTCTGGACTAGCCATAATTGCAGATGTTAGACCAAAAGCATCGGGGTGTACATTTGCTACATTAATTAAAACTAAATCACCGGAATTAGCTTCATCAGGGGAAATTTCTGGGTAGTGCATATCTTTCATAATTTTCTCTGTTGTTTCTGGGAGACCACCGCCACCAAATTGTTTTAATAATTTAAACGCTTGTTTTTTAGTTGTGTATTTTCCCCTAAACCAATATGCAGGGTCGGAGCCGTTCATTGCATTTATAGCATCACTGGCAAATAATGAACAATCTGTAGCTCCCCATTGTAACGGGGATCTATCTCGGATAGCTATAAAATCAATAAGCCTATCGGGCCAATCTGCGTATCTTTGCATATTGTACCTCTTTAACCTTTTATATTAAAGCATTAATCTTGACTTCAGGTGCGATTGCCAAAACAGTAAACGGAGCGGGATCGTCGCTCTCTATATAAATTCTTGGGTCTGATTCCCAGTTACCATCAAATTCTACCGCTAGTTCTCCCGTATATAAGGGAGTTCCCGAATCCATGTAATCAGAAACTTCTCTTAGATCGTTCTTAGTCAGTTCGGAAGGGCTTGGCCCATATTCTATAGTATGGCTATTAAGTAAAACAAAAGTAACCCCACTAAATCGTTTGACTTTTCCGACAGAAGTTCCCGCTTTATTTCCGCCTTCTATTTTTAAAGTTGTTAATTTGTGGGTAAAACTTAGCCCAATTTGTACTTTAGTAGATGCAGTATCTAAAGTAATGCTACCACTAGAAACTACTTTATCTGCCTGTACAGCAGAATTTGCCCACACTTTAACGGTTTGCCCTTCTAAATGACCTAACCCCGTAATAGTAGATGTTGATCCACCACTATAGGTAATACAAGAATCACTATATATGGCATCTGTTGCATCGTGAGTTGTGTCGTAATCTCTTTCAAACATTTCTATGTAGCGAACTGTTGCAGAGTTAATAGTTCTTTTCACCTGAACCCAAACTTCATCCCGGCTTGTAGAGTCGTGATGTTGTCCTGCCCCGTTAGACCCCGCTATTACGGAAACACTTTCGACTACAGCATCTCCTGTTCCAAAGGCGCCCCCAAGGATGTGTCTTGACCATCCGACAACATCTTCTTGTCTTCGAAATGTCATTGCAGGGAGTTGACCATCGGCACGAACAACCCAAACTTGAGAATCGGGTTCTTCCGCATGATCCATTTCTACAATACCGCCTATCGTAATATGTTGGGCTAATCGGGTCATATCAAATGCTCTATACCCGTCTGTTTCAAATGTAAATCCAAACTCTCTTATTTTTCGTTTTGCTCTTTGGACAAACAATACGATATTATCCACTCGCACAGGAACGACTTGCGCTGACCCGTGGGTTGTTTGTCGTCTAACTGTAATATCGGACGGAGTAATAACTGCGCCCGTAGAAGACGGAACCCACTCTCCACCTGTTGTGCCAATTGATAAAGTATCTTCTCCAGCCGACATCCATCGAATAGCATTAACATTATCAGCCGAAATAGTGAAATCTAGTGCATCGTCATCTTGAACTGTTCCGTCAAAAGTGCCAACCGTAGGGTCACTATCCGGAGAATGGTTTTCAAAATTTCCTGTTTGAGAAGCCCAAAAAGTTTGCGGTTGGTCTGTATTTCCAGCGGCGTATAAGCGTTGTTCAAAAAAAGCGCCTGTAGAAGGATAACCAGTAGTACCTGACCAAGACCCTAGTCTCCAATCGGTCTCCGCAGCGGTAGTTGCAAACGTGCGTTCTACATCGACGATAACGGTAGTTGTTCCGCTAACAGACGTAATAACTCCCCATCCCCAGTTAATAGTTGTTTCATCCGTTATTCGTATTGATCTCCCTATATCCGACGACAAAAAACCAGACCCACCGTTAATCCCGTTTGTAGAAGAAGCAGTAATTGTAACTCCCAATCCTGTCGCTGCACTAGCGGTTAATGTAGTTGTAGTATCGTTTGTAGAAAGCCACGGGCCATCTTGCCACGGGACTTCTATAAGTGACCATGTTGTATGTCCACGGCGTTCTAATCTGTATGTTGGGTATGATTGATGAAACATATAAAGAATATCCGCCGATTGCGGGCCTTCAACTTGGTATAAATCAGCTTCGGCATAAGGGGTAACTAACTCTACAGGAACATTATCCAGTAAAGCTACGTTATCTATTTGAATGGTTTTCCCTAATTCGTTTATAAATTGCACATAAAAATCTGCCGCAGTAGCGGTGAAGGAATAACAATGATAGCCAACTTCAGCAATAAAATCGTTGACTATCTCTATACCAAGAGAGGATGTTCCAACGCTAAATAAGACATAATCCCCCGGCGCTCCTATAACTTGAAACTGAATAACATGTTCTATTGCGGAAGAATTTGTTACCGTTTGTTGTGTATGTCCGTTAGTAGTCCCGTTGGAAATTAAATTTAATCTGTTAGTAGTGGCGTCATAAGCAATAGACGACCCTGCACCAGAGTGGTCTGCCCAACTAGTAATACCTGATGTGAATGTTCCGTTAGTAATCGAGGCTGTGATATTTGGGACGTAGATTTGCCCTTGGTCTCTAAAAAACCTTAGATAGTAATTTCCCATTTCCAGAATATAATTTTGAGAAGTAGAAAATTCAAATTTCTTGAGGCGGGATTTTACAGTTGCACCTGTTTTAGTTGCGGCAACATATCTAGTTCCCGCACGGCGCATAGCTCCCCCCTCTGGGAGAGGGACAAGATTCTCCATTGTTGCTAACCCGCTAGGGTATTTGTTAAAATCTACTCTAGCAGCTAGGCGGGGGGTTAGTTCCCCCGTATTCATCGATGGTGTTATAGGGTGAACTTTAGGCATTATTGAAAGCCATTTCTAGAAAGCGCCCATGACCCACGAGGGCGGGGTTCTGGGAAGGAACCTAAAGAATCTATAGATTTAGCTTTTGCTAAATCTTTTTCCGCTCTTCCCGCAAGTTGATCTTCAAGAACATTAGAATTTGCGATTGTGATTGCTAGGTTTCTGGCTAATGCAGAAGCTAATGCAATCCGAAAAGATGGTGGCATCAAGTTAGGGTTGGTTTCCCTTTTGACATACGTCAAATAAACAGATGTACTATCCGTGGAAAATACTTTTTGCCCCGCTAATTGTTCTTCCCTGTAATCAATTGTTCCGACTCCACCATCATTATCGTGAACTGATACAGTGTAAATCCAATCGGAAGGAAGCGCATAAGCGTAATCAAACCTAAAACTAGGTGTAGCAGTTAATTGAGCTAACTCAACTCTTTGGGTCGCAAAATTCCACGGATATTCAAGAAGGGTATCTCTTATCTCCGAGTAAATATCATTAATAGCGTTTGCATTTGGAGTGGCTTGGGTAAAAGAGGTTATCCGAGTACCCCCAACCAATCGTAATGCGACGTTTGCTACGTCGGTTTCACTGGGCATACAAAACTCCTTTTAAGCCATAACAGGTATTGGTTTATCCCCCCGTGCAACAGCATGGGCTTCTGCCTTATTTTCTATTTCGCAAACAGGTTTTCCGTCAACGATAATTACATATGTTCGCCTTCCTAAATTCCATTCTACTGATCCCGTACCGGAAATAAATTCTGGTGCGGGTTCTGCCGCAGACGTTTCTTTAACTACTTTCCCTTGGGGGAATCTTTTAATTGCTTCACTTAAAGGATGAAACTCTACCTGATACCCTGTTTGATTTTTTATTACTTCTAATATAATTCCTTCGCATAGAGAAAGAATACGGTTTTGTCGGATTTCAATCATCCGTACCACATCTCCCGCCATGAGGTTTCCCCCCAGTGTGTTAAAAAATCCTTCTTTAAAGCATTCTTTTATTTCATGCTGGTCACAAATATAATTCCATACTTTGCCAAAATTACCGTCTTCGGGTTTATTTAATCTATGTGCCTTCGCCTTTATCATTCTTTCTCCTTTTAAGAATAGTGAAAATACGAGTTTCCCTCCGCAGGAGGAGACCAAACGAAGGAAAACCCGCACTTCACATTAAACTACTTAATCTGAATCCGCATAAGTGGCATTCAGAACATTATCAGATAGATCGACAGCACCAGATGCGACAGCATTAACTATATGCAAGCCCATCCCGGCTATTGTACCGGTGCGGACAGCAGTTGTCCAATCAACGGTATAAATTAAGTCGCCAACCTGAAAGATCTGGTCGTCATCAGAGTTATTAAAATACCCAGCCGCATCCACTGCTGTGGAAGCTTCCAGAGTATCATAACGCCAATGATTAAAGCCATTATACGAACCCATGTTAGTCAGATCGGCTGATATAAATGCCATTTCTGTCTCCTATCATAAAGGTTCAAAGAAAGACCAAGGAGCCAAAGCCCCTCAATCAAGTTATGTACAAGCTGATCCGGGTAGTTGCCTACCCAGATCAATATGTTACGAAGTTGGAATAGCAGCAGTATCATCGACGTTTCCTTCGATAACTCCACCGTCATCAATCATTACAGAATTACCGGACATTGCATGATTTACAAAATGCGCTGCTCGGTCACCATGCCAAGTGATATCTGCGCCAACAGAAGTTTCACCAGACATCGTACCTGCAAGATTCCCCGGGGCTTTACCCGAAGCATATCCAACTGCCGATTTATTATAAAGGAAAACTTTAGATGTACCTGTACCTACACCCGGATTTCCAGAATGAACAGTCCAAAGAACTTGCGCCCAACGCTTGAAAGAGCCTACTGGCGCTCCAACATTGTATACTTGTCCGTCGGCTCCGACATAATCAGAGGATGCAAACTCGTTAATAGTAGATGCCATCGCCCATAAAGCAGGAGACATAACACCGTACATATTTCCGGGATCATAAGCATCCGCTGCGATTAACGCTTTAATCATGTTCAACAAGCCATTTCTAACTGCTGCGGATGATCCTACAGCAATAGTAACAGTAGATGATGTAGTAGAATCTAAAGTTGTGAGGATTTGATCGTCACACTTTCGACCCAGAGCTTTAGCACCGCCACGGGCGATAGCCATTCTTTCATCAATGTTGATTTTTGCCTCATCAAGTTTATCAACCCAATCTCCCGCATAAAAATCAGCTAGGGTTGTGGAGATAGCCGTGTGAGTTTGATTCATCGGAGTAATTGTTCCATGTCTTGCTTTCGTAGTAGCGGTTCCAGTTCCGATTTTCTGGAAAGTCGCTACAGAGCCAACAACGTCTGACTTAAAACGAACGGTAGGTTTTAAAACCGACCCTTCCCTTTGAAAGACATCGTGGACATCACGCTCATATTGCGTGATAAACGAATTAGTTATTGAGGTAGCCATTGTAAGCCTCCAAATTAGTGAATAGTAAAATAATAATAACTGCTAATTCATTTCCTCTGGAAGCCGTTTTGAATTCGGAATTTGGGAAGTCCTTTCGGAGGCCATGTCTTCCTTCTAACGGGGCATCGGTCATGTTGTTTAAAAAATGTTGGCGGGGCCATAAGGGAAGCCGCCTATTAAAAATATACACTTATACAGTGTATAATGTCAATCTTGTTTTCGTTTTCGCTTTTTAGGTTTGTCAGATAATGCGCTTCTTTTTTTAGCCGCTTTCTTCGCTGACGATATATCAGAGTAAGATTTTGTTACGTTTTTAAGATTTGGGGACTTTTTTCTCCCCAAGGCTCTATTTAACATACCCTCTTTTCCTTCCCCAAAAAAAGCGTCTTCTGCTTTTTTCTGACTTACAGGTTTACTGCCACGACCATTTATAACAGAAGGGATATTATGCTGCCTCCGTTTCCGTTTTTGGTTTCCTTGGCCTACGCTAACCCCTATACTTTTTTCGTGGCTCATTATGAAGTCCTTGTATCCGTTCCTACAATAGATCCACCGCCGTGTAATTTATCAAGCGCCAAGCGTTCTTTTTCATCCCACTTTCTAGCTTCCGCATGATTACCTTTGGCGTAAGCATCTTTTCGTTTATCACGATAGGTGTTTGCTTGTTCCATTAAAGTGTCCTTCTCACCTTCTGTAGCTACACTACCTAAAGCACCTTCTCCCATATCTCTTCCTAACTTTGCAAACATACGAACTAGGATAGGATTGTCAAGAATGAATCTTCCATCAGACGTTTCTATATGTCTGGCGTCTTCAAAATCATCTCCTAATAAAGCTTCACTAGCCCGTGACGCAAATATAATGTTTTTATCGTAATCTTCTGCCCATTCTTTTCGCATATCCGCTTCGCTTTGTTTCGTATACGCATCATCCATTTCCGCCTTTTGGCCCATCATCTTTTCTATCTCACCACGGAATTCGCTAATCAAAACATCCGCTGTTGCTTTTGGTACGTTGTTATCCAGAAAAAGATTCGCCCAATGGTCTTCGGAATCCATCATTTGATCTGTACGTTCCATTCCTTCAGGCAAAAGAAAATCGTACCCATCTACATCGTTGGGAACGCCCAGTGCTTCTCGATACGCAGTGACCTCTTCTTCCTCTGCGCCTTCTCCCGGTGGGACAATTGATTTAGATAGTTTTTGTCTGGATTCCAGATTAGCTTGTACTAAAGCATCTACGCTAGTAAATCGTTCAGCATGTTTCTGTAACTTCTCATCTTCGATTAAATCTCTCCACGATTCAATCTCTACTGATTCTTGTTCTTCGGTATCCTCCGTCTCTACTTCGGTTGCTTCTGTTTCTTCAACTTCTTCTACTGCTTGTTCTTCAGCCATAATTTATCGCCTCGTTTTTTGTGTTGGTGGTGGAGGAGCGGATGGTTCTACCATAACCAGCTTATGGATTGATAAAGCCAGCTTTCGTTCCCCAGTTGATATTAAAGTTGCATTCGGGTCAACCCCGTTCGTGTTAAATTTGGTTGTATCGTTTGCCATATATCCCATACCTAGTATTTCATTGAACACCCGTCTTCCTATTTCGGAACCGAGAAATAGTTCACGGAAATCTTGGTAGCGTTCTATATCACTACTATATTGGGTGACTCTCTTAAACTGATCAAAAAGCTCTTCAATGTCAGTCGCCTTGTTTACCTTTTTTCTTGGCATCGTTGTTTACTCGTAAGCCCCTTTAGACTTTCGTCTTCCTTTTTTAGTTCCTGTTTTAGCTTTTTTAGCTCTATCTCTGTTTTTTGTGGGCAACAGTCCGTCTTTAAAGAGTATAGACGTGTTTTTATGAGTCTCTGAGGCTTCTTTCGATGTTTTAGATCTTACTTTAGATGG